ACTATAAGAGAATGGGATAAACTCCCGCAGGAACAAGTAAATGCTAAACGTAACACTAATCAAGTTAACCTATGTGTATACAGAGAACATTGGAAAGATATACATTTAGTCCCTACACAGGTTAATAATACGTTTTCCACAGATAATGCGGAAATTGTGGAAAACTATTAATAAATCTATTTGTGTTACTTATATGCCTTTAATGTCCTCTAGAGTTGTACTCTTAGCACGTTCTCTAACAGATGTCAACCCCTCTAAATCACTCGGAGGATACTCTCATCACCATTGCTAATCATTCCCCTCTGAGGAGCATATAGAGGCACTTGACAAACTATCAAATAGATGCTACAATAACCTTGTAGGGGTTCAGAAACACTCCTTGTATCTTTGAGACTTATGCATTATCTTATCTACGACAACACAGAGACACTTAGAGCAACATTCGTAAGTGTCTACGATCTTGAGAAGTTCATCGATGGTATTAGAAACTCTCGGGGAGATAGTTACCCAAATACTCCGAGAATGTCTACCTTTGATTACATCAAGACTATCGGATGGTATTGGGAGGTACTTGACAAATCTGCAGAGGATAGTGTATAATAGTAGAAGGTATTGGAGGTCCTCTGAGTAACACTTAGCAGCAGTTATTAAATGTTACTTTGGCAGTTTATTGGGCCCCTTAAATATAAAAAAGGGCCACTACCCTAACCTACAAAGGTTCCCAGGCGCTTGAGATATTATTCAATAATACTTTAACGTCAAACTAAAAAAATTTCTGAGGTAAAAAATGGATGCTAAGACCCGTGTAGAGAGACAAGACACTCGTGTATGGGCATTAGAGCAACTGATAAGGTTAGAGGCATTTCTAGACCCTAGGATGTACGAGTGTGCAGACTATTACACATCATCTTATGCATCTCAAGTTGTAGAAGATCTATATACACTATGGGTTGAGTGGAAAGAAGATAATCCCACCAATAATCCCCAAGTAATAAACCGTATGTAGAGTTATGTCCCAGAGATTCACAACAACGATAGAAGAGGATGATTTAGGAGATTTAATATTAGTAGTACCATATGAGGTATGTGAGGAGATGGGGTGGGATGTTGGTACAGAATTAGAGTATGAATTAGATGACCAATCATTTATTTTAAAAAAGCATGACGAATCCGAAAATTGATCGCTGGGCAGATAATGCCGAAGCACACCAGATTATTAATGAATGTCTAGTATCATTAGCAGAGAGATTAAAGAAACTAGAAGAGTATGTAATAAATATTCCAACGCCAGATAAGATTTTATATAAACCGAGTGGTGAAGAGGAGTATTTAAATTTAAAAGAGAATTATGATTTAATCTATAAGAGTATAGAGGAATTAAGGAATGGGATGCAAGACTAATTATTCTTCAGGTGGGAGTGATCCATGCTTTAGAACAAATCATTGTTCAGTGAATGTACCGTTACCTGTAGATCAAGCAACCACTGTAGAGTTTCGCGAGCATCCACTTGCGGATTTTCGTAATAGTAGTATCAACTATCAGATTGATAGAAGAGATAGTGTTGCGATTATGCATCCAAGTCTTGCATTACCAGCAGTATCTGGTGGCGGTTTACCTCCTGCTAGTGGTGCAACTTGTGGCAAAGTAATTCGACCTGCAACTTGTTTCAATATTAGTCAATGGGTTTATGATTATGTACCTAATGAGTTATCATTTGACTTAGGATTAAGTGATCGATATTTTTCGTATCTATATGACACATCAAATAATGCTGGACATGTTGGTATTGCTTGTTATTATCTAGAGACACGAACGAATACAAATACCACTGCTAGCACTCCTTCAAGTGGTACAGAGGGGCAACCTGGTTATACTCCAGGCAGTCCTGGTACATCAACTTCAACATCAAGTACTATTTGTAAACCTTGTACAGCATTTACATGTGCTCCAAGTAAGACAACTATGTCCTATTCTGGTACAGAAAATATATCGGGTGACCCCGACGCGCCGCATCCCACATTATTTGCAATTGGTACAGATTCAGATAAAGTTGTAGTATCATATGATTCGTTAAGTACCACAATACCAGATGGTGTTACTGATATGGAGTTTTCATATGATGGCGTAACTTATACTGATGTATGGGATCAGACAACACAAGCAGGTATTGAGTATGAGTCACCACAAAATCCATTTGTAACTGGTCAAAATCAATTAAATGACTTTGAAATTTATAATTTAGATGTTGGTCTTGCGACAGGATTACGAATTAAAGTTGGTATCTCATCAATTGCAGATGACACTGCAGAACCTGGACCCACCTATTCTGGTGTCAGATGGCAGATTACAGAACTTATGAATACTGGTGCCGACTATACAGTAGGTACAGTAATTCCTTTGACGTATGCATATACCAAACCAGATAATACAGTTGTTAATTTAACAATGAATTTAAAGATTACTGGAGTTGGTCCTACTACATCAGTAACATCTCAGGCAGGATTTAATATTCTAAGGGTAGGTGATACTCTTAATGGACATACAGTAACTCGTGCTTTTCATACTGATATCGATAATTTTCCATATCATGTCATTTATTTGAATGGTAGTGGCAGTGATTTTGTTAAAGATACGCAATATACATCTGATAGGAATCATGTAGTTACTGCACATGCAGGATTTGGGATTATAGATAGAGGAATAATAGTTGGGAAGTACGAATTTCTTGATAAATCTATACAGTATAGCACTATAGATGTTGATAAAAATGCACCTGACGTGTTTAATACTCTTAAGCAACCAAAAGTTACTCTATCAGTATCAAATGGGCGAGTAACAGGTGCCACAATCGTCTCTGGAGGTTCTGGATGGAGTGATGGTTCCACTCTTTCGGTAAGTTCTCCGCAAGATAATACAAAATTTGAGTTAGATGCCAAGGGTAATGTAGAAAAAGTCATCGTAAAACCTGCTGATGAGTCTAATATTGCTAAATTGGAAGGAACTTTTACTAATGGATCGCTAACTGCGGTAACTGTAGTCGATGGCGGCAAAGGATATAACACAGTATTGACAAATGTGGACGGAGATGGTAATGAATACACCGAAGAAAATCTACCTACCGTGTTTGTGAGTGATATTATAAATTATAAGACAAGTACTGCTCCAAATGCAGCATATGAACCCGAAAAAGCGGACGATTATATGGATACAATAGGCAAATTTCCTCAAGATATCTCTCCAGAACTAGAAAATGAAATTTTTGGCGGATTTGACCAGGATCCTAAGTATATTAATAATATTCCTGCGCCAAATATCACTCAAAAACGCGATCCTGAGCGATTAAAAATCGATATACAACCGCAGAGACTATATTCTAAGGAATCTGTTGATGAATATAGGGAAACCTATGAGTTAAGAGAGGATTTAACAGAAGAAATCCTTGCTGTTGACATTGATAGTAGTGTTAAGAATTCTGTTTTGAAAGGTCATACAGATGAAACCAACGAAAGGATCGCAACTGCAGATGCATTGGTGCAAGAAGTAATTCCTGAGTCTACAGTTGGTAATGAAGCATTTATTGAAACAGTCCAAGGTACATTTAATGATCTTCCAGTTGCGTCAACATACACTAAATACTTTATGAAACAATATCGTCCAGATTCATCTGGACCTATCACATTAAAAATTACTCTTGGTTGTGAAGTTGCACAATCAGGATGTGGACATGTTCCATGCTCTCCTGTACAATCTGTAGGAAGTTCTACAACTAATGCAGATGGATCTACGGATGTCACCACTTTTACCCCACAAGTAGGACCTTTGGGAGGCGGTTGTAGGAACTGGACTGCAACTGGGAGTCTAGAGATGTTTAATGATCTGACTGGATCCGCTCAAACCTTTCGGGAAGCATGTGATGCTTTTGGAAATCCTTACGCTACTTAACTATTATGGCATTTGCAGCATTGTATATGGGCTCATGTTCTGGGCATATGGCAGGTGTGGGAGGTTCTTGGCACCCAGGACCTGGAGGGGGACCTATTACACCATGTTCTGCTGGCAATGTACCCAACATTGCAGACAAACCAATGGCAGCACATGCCATTTATGGTAGTTGGTTACCAACACCATTACTCCCATTAACCCCATTGGGAGCAGCCCGAAATGTCTTTATTAATGGTATAATACCTATTGTAGACCAAGATCTACTCACACCCCACCCAACACTATCAGTTTACTCTGTAACTAGAACAGTTGGTAAATGTACCATTGTGGCACCTGCAAATGCCTGGTGGTGTCATACCTATACTGGGATAGGCAGTGTAGCTGGTAGAGAGCCACCTGTTGGTCATGTACGCAAAGCAATAGCGTCTACCCTATCCGTTTGGATTAATGGTAGGCGTGCATGTAGAGTGGGAGATCCTTTAGGGGATGGTACAACCAATTTCCCTTGTTTATCTCTCATTGGTGGCGGGTCACCCAACGTTATTATCGGAGTTTAAAATGGCAGCAAGAACAAAGTCCCTTTCTGGGGCAAACATGATTGAAGCAACACCTAAAAAAACTAGGCAAGGAACAGGAAAGCATACAAAATATGCTTCAACTTCAAGGAATAGCGCCAAAAAGCGTTATCGTGGTCAGGGTAAGTGAATAAATAGTTAGGATATATCTCATCGTGTAGATGGCATTAAAGGAACTAGGGGGAAAGGACTTTAAAAAGTCGCGATCTTTCTCCGACATTTTAATTTCTATGCAGAGGAATCCCTTTACGGATGATACCTCTGTTGTTAAAAATGACAATGCCATCAAGCAAGCAGTTAAGAGTTTAATCCTTACGCAACCAGGTGAGAAACCTTTTCAACCATTAGTCGGATCTAAAGTCTATAATCTCCTCTTTGAACCTCTAGATGCTTTCACAGCAGATAGTATCAAGGATGAGATCATAAATACCATTAATCAGTATGAACCTAGGGTAGAACTTACAGACGTAGATGTTACTGCTATTCCCGAGGGTAACAAACTAAATGTTGCCATTGAGTATAGGATTGTAGGGTTACCGATTGTTGAAACAATTTCATTTGTTTTACAGAGACCTGAATAATGCAACCAAATAATTTAACAGCTTTAGATTTTGAGGATATAAAATCCTCCATCAAATCATATCTAAGAACAAGAACCGAGTTTTCAGATTACGACTTTGATGGTTCTACTTTGTCATATCTTATTGATATGATGGCATACAATACTTACTATACCTCATTTAATGCGAATATGGCATTGAATGAGGCATTTTTGCAATCTTCTACAGTTAGAGATAATGTTGTTAATATCTCAAAACTTTTAAATTATACCCCAAGGTCAATTTCATCATCTAAAGCATGTTTGAAATTAAATTTAACGACTACTCCTGTTAATGGAGTTTACCCCAGTTCTATTACATTAAAATCTGGGGCAGTTTGTACAGGTGGTAATTTTATTTGGAATATTCTTAATGATGTTACTGTTGCAGTTAATACAACTACTGGTGCAGCAGAATTTGACAATCTTACAGTTTATGAAGGAAGTGTTCTTAACTTCACTTATATTGTAAATACGTTTGCCAGACAAGTATATACAATTCCTTCTCAAGATGTAGATATTGATACGCTTACTGTTAGAATCAAATCTAACGAATCTTCTACAGCATCAGATATTTACAGTAAAGTTGATATTGTTACTAACTTAACTGCGACTAGTAAATCATATTTCGTCTCCGAAGGCGAGGATATGAGATATGAAGTTAGATTTGGAGACGATAGTGTTGGTCGAGCAGTAAAAGATGGCGAAGTCATTGACCTTCAATACTTGACTACTTCGGGTGCAAGTGCAAATGAAGTTAGCAGATTTGCATTTATCGGTAGATTGATAGATTCTTTTGGTACTTCATACTCTGGTGCAGTAGCAGCAGTAACAACCAAGGAGAGATCGCAGCAAGGGTCTGCAGCAGAGTCTATTGAGTCTATTAAGTACAATGCACCTAGATTCTATTCATCGCAGTACAGAGCGGTTACAGCGCAAGATTATGCATTGATTACAAAGAAAATATATTCCAATGCAGATACTGTTGTTGCCTATGGTGGAGATTCTTTGAATCCTCCCATCTATGGAAAAGTATTCATTACAGTAAGAACAAAAACAGGTTCTACACTTAATGATATTACAAAAAAACAACTTTCTTTGGATTTGAGGAAGTATGCAATGGCTGCTATTGATCCAGTTATTGTTGACCCTGATAATATTTACATTTATACTAAAATCTTTGCATTATATGACACTGGAAGTGGTTCAAATTCATCTACAATTAAAACAAATATTCAGAATGCTATAACTGAGTGGGCTAATCAGGTTAATATTAATAACTTTAACTCTACATTTAAAAGTCAGGATTATCAAAGAGCAATCAGTCTTTCAGATTCTGCAATTAGTGATGTTTCTGTTCAAACGACTCTTCTGAAGTATATTACACCTATAACAAATCAAACAAACACATATTGCATTTCTACTGGAGGAGCTCTTTATAATAGTGCTCCTAGTCAAGACGGTAGTGATGGAACTTGTAAGAAAGAACCTATTCTAGTCTCAGGGACTTTTAGAACTTTTGATAGACCTGGTGTTGACCAACAGTTTGAGGATGATGGATTTGGAAATCTTAGAACATATTACAATAGTGGTACTAAGAAAGTCTATACGAATAATTCTGCAGGAACTGTAAATTATGATACTGGCGAGGTTTGTTTTGGTCCTATCAATATTATCGGGGCAGGGGTAAATGTTACTGCCACAACCAATCTTAATATTTCTGATTCTGTTACAGGAGCAGGATTGGTTATCGATCTAGACCAACTTCCAACTGGTCTTCAAATACCAGTATTGCTTATTCCAGCAAACAGTACAACCATCCCTGCTTCCACTCCTGGAACAATCATTAACATCATCAATCCTGAGGTTACAGTTGCTCCAATTGGCACTACTCCCCCTACGACTATACCTCTAAATAGTTTGACGCCAAGTGTCTTCAATTCTACGCCAACAACGATTGAACTTACACCATTAGACAATAGCGGCTCCGTAAACACTTCTAGTTGTTTTTAAAAAATAGATGGATATCAATAAGGTTTCACACGTCTCCTCGTATCAAACTCCTCAGTTTATAGAGAGTGAGTATCCCCTATTCAATAAATTTATTGAATACTATTATCAGTCCCAAGAAAAGACTGGATTGGGTCAAAATATCGTTAATAATTTTCTTCAATATCTTGATATTGATAAGTTAGATATTAGTATTCTTGATGGTGCTACTAGAGTTGTTGAGCCTATTGGTGTAAGTGATACAACAATTACTGTTGAGACTGTAGACCCCTTTCTTGAGAAAGATGGTTCTGTTTTAATTGGTGACGAAGTAATTTATTATGAGGAGACTGTATCTTCTCCAAACATTGCATTAACTCCTGGTATTTCTTATACTCAGGTTCAACTTAAGTGGGTTCTACTTGCCAACAATATTAGTCTCTTTGATGGTACAAGAACTGTCTTCCCTTTAGTTTCTCAAGATAATCCTATTGGACCTTCTTCACCACAACACCTCATTGTTAAAGTTTACGGAAGAACCTTAACTCCAGCAGTAGATTATAACATTAGTGGAACTAATATTGTCTATACAACTGCCCCTAGAGTGGCGACAGCTTCTGATGATATTAGTACTACTAGCGTTACATATTTAAATGGTTTCAGTGAGAATGCCATTGTACAAGTTGATGATATTTCTAGTGCTTTTGGTGACAATAAAACTAGTTTTGAACTGACTGTCAATAATCAGAAGTATGAACCTATTGCAGATGAGTTCTTACTTGCTGTTTATGATAATAGACTACTTGTTCCTAAGGTAGATTATTTTACTGATGGATCTATCTTTGTATTCAATGTACCACCATTGAATGGTAGATCTCTGTCTTTATATTCCATCGAAGCACCTATCCCATCTTTTGGTTCTGGTGCTGTTGGATATGCTAGAGTAAATGACTTTGGAAATATCAGTTCTGTAATCCCAAGTGCAAACGGTTCTGGGTATAGATTCGATTATCCTCCTAAGGTTAGTGTAAATTCTAGTGTAGGTTCTGGTGCTTCTGTAAAGACTCTAGTAGATGGAATTAAGTCAGTTTCGTTACTTAGTGGTGGTGCTGGATATAGTGAAAGTAATCCTCCCACTGTAAAAGTTCAATTTCCTACAAAAGAAGGATATGTAGAACCAACTTTAAAAGCAACGGTAACTAACGGGGCAGTTAGTGCTATTGACATCGTTAGTTCGGGTAGTGGATACACATTTACTCCTAGAATCACTTTTGAACAACCTGGAGGCGCTATCCTTGCCACTCCAACTATTGTTAATGGATCAGTTAGTGGTGGTATTACTATTACTAATGGTGGTCAAGGATATACCACTCCTCCTTTGGTATACATTGATGAACCTACAGGAGTTGATGGTATTAAAGCATCATTTACAACTACCTTGACAGATGGTGAAATTACTGCTGTTAATATTTTAAATGCTGGTCAGGGTTATGAAACAGTCCCTAGAATTTCTGTTATTGATCCTGTTGGAGCACAAGTTCTTGAAACTAAAGTTGACGGAGATGGCAGAGTTATTTCTGTTGAACTTTTGTTTGGTGGCAACGGATATACCGATGTCCCATCTGTTTATATCGTAGATAATCGTCAGAATGATGTTGGTACTTATATTGGAGGAACAGGTGCTACTGCAGTAGCAGCAATTTTCAATGGACAAATTACTGATATTAATATCACCAACTTTGGTACTGGATATAGTGCAGATAATCCTCCTCAAATTGTAATTCAAAAACCTGTTGATGCTAAGGCATCTGCAACAGTTGGTTTGCAGGAAATTACAGGTTTTTCTGTTCTTAAATCAGGAAAAGAATATACTAAAGCACAATTCCTTGGTTGTGCCAGAGCTGCTTCGGGTATTACTAATTATACACAAGATGGCAATGCAGTATTCTCTAATAACACTGTAGCAGCAGCGGCACCTACTGATGCGTCTGTAAAGTGTCTGGATGCATTGTTTGTTAAGAGACTGCTTGATAAGTATACAGAACAGTTCTTACCTGATGTTCCTACACTAGATTATAGCAAGATTGATGTTCGTACATCGATCAAGACTATTAAAGATTTCTATTCTGCAAAGGGCACATCTTTCAGTATTGCATATTTGTTTAAACTTCTTTATGGAGAAACTGTAACAGTTTCATATCCTAAAGACCAAATTATCAAACCTTCTGCAGCAACCTGGTCTGTTGATACTGTTTTACGTGCAACATTAGTTAGTGGTCTTCCAGAAAATATTCAAGATGGTCTTCTTGAGCAAGTTGCTGATATCTCAGATCCAAATATTTTAGCAGCAACAGCATTGATTGAAAATTTCATTTCAATTCAAACTGCCCAAGATACAATCTATGAACTTGCACTTTCAGAAGAAACAATTCAAGGGACATTTATAGTTCCATACAAAACAAAACTTGCTGAACCTCTTAATACTACAGAAGGTATCATCACCGTTGACTCTACTATTGGATGGCCAGAAAGAAACGGCGAATTTGTAATTTCTACTGGTGTTGGTTCTGAAGTTGTTCAGTATAAAGAAAAATCACTAAACCAGTTTATTGAGTGTACTCGTTCTGTTAACGGTGTTGTAGAAGATTGGGACTCTGCTACTCAGGTATCGTCCAACTTTAACGTATTCATCAATAAAGGGACTGCTCAAGAAGTAGTGTTGAATATTGTTGGTATTGTTGATGCTCAACAAACAACACTCACCGATACTGGTTCTTATTACTTACCAGGTGATAAACTACTAATCTCCAAACTAGGTGGTACTGGAACAGGTCCAGAACTTACAACTTGGTTGTATAATGTTAAAAAGTTGATCGAAGTTGGGACAATCACTTTTGGTGGAATCAATAATCAATCTGCTACTGTAACTTGTAACAATCCTCATGGTCTACTAGTTGGAGATCAAGTTACAATTTATGGTGCAAATCCAATCATCTATAACGGATCTTTCCTTGTAACTTCTAGAGATAGTACTACTGTATTCCAGTATCAACTTCCTCAACCTGCAAATGTAGTTCCTCAAGGAAATATTCTTGTCTCTATTGACTTGAACAAAGGTAAGTCGGATAGTTCTGCAGTTAATAATGCAATCAGTCCTTACACAACGAATGTTCAGAATACATTCTTCAATACTACAAACACTTATATTGCGTCTACAGGTATTCCAAACTATAATATTGGTCCTTTCCCTGGATCTGCATTATTACCTGGCAACCAACGTAAATTAAATAGATTCCCAATCAATCCTGTTACAATCTCAACCAAAAATTTGATTGTACCTGGTCCTATCGGAACTTGGGTTAATGGTGTCTCTATTTGGTCTTATAAGTCTGATGTCACTAAAATCTTTGGTGCTGTAACGTCAGTTGATATCACTAATGCAGGAAGCGGATATGATGCTGCATTCCCACCAGCAATTACGATTAGTGGTGGTGAAGGAACTGGAGCAGCAGCAAGTGCGACTGTTAACGGTTCTATCAGTGAGGTTACAGTAACTGCAGGCGGTTCTGGGTACACTTCTTCTCCATTGGTATCTATTGTTGGTGGAGGCGGTTCTGGAGCGTCAGCAACAGCAATTATCACAAAGGGTGTAGTTTCTAGTATTCTTGTTAACTCTGGAGGAACTGGATATACATCACAACCATCTATTACTGTTGTTGGTGGTGGGGGATCTGGTGCTGAGGGTACTGCAGCGGTTAGAGGACCAATTCAATCAGTCACTATCACTAATGGTGGGTCATCTTATACATCTAATCCTAGTATCATTCTTAGTTCTGGTACTGGTGCTGTTGCACAGGCAATTGTTAATGATGGACGTATTATTTCAATCGCTATCATTTCGGCAGGTTCTGGATATACTACAGCACCAGAGGTAACTATCCAAGGAGAGGGTTTTGGTGCTGTTGCTAGAGCAACTATTGATGTTGATGGTGAAAATGCTGGTAAAGTTACTGGAATTGAAATTATTAACAGAGGTATTGGATATAGTCAAGGTACGACTATTATCAATTTAAACTCTGTTGGTCAAGGTGCTACTTTTGCAGCAAATGTATTCCAATGGACTTATAACTTACAAGAGACGACAACCGTTGATGCTGCTAAGGGATCTGTATTTGAGGGATTCAATAATCAGTATGGTGGAGAATATGCACACCTTTCTAATCCTCAACGACTTAGATATATTTTAGGTGATAACCTATTTGTCAATGTAAGTGGACAAATTCTTGAACAGGATGATCAATTAGCACACTCTCCTATTATTGGTTGGGCATTTGATGGCAATCCAATTTATGGTCCTTATGGATATTCAGATCCTACCAATCAGTCTTCTTCAATCGCTAGATTGGGAACTTCTTATCGATTAAAGACAAATTTAGTTTATGATGAGATTACAAATCCAAATCCTGTTAGAACTGCTGGACCTCTTTTAACAGATGAGATTGCAGGTAAGTTTGTAGAAGATTATGAGTATTCTTTCAGTTTAGGTGACCTTGACCAATACAATGGTAGATTCTGTAAGACTCCAGAGTATCCTAACGGTAGATATTGCTACTTTGTAACTATTGATGCTACAGAGGCAGGCAATCCTGTATTCCCATATATTCTTGGACCAAGTTTTAACTCGGTTGTTGATGTCTGGAATCTTTCTACGAGTGCTGTTCAGCAAAATATTCCTATTGGTGTTGTTCGTTATCGCGATCCTTATGAAAATGTAGATATTGACGTTGAAAGGGCACCAAATGCATCTACTAATGGATTGACATTGGAAAATGGCGATCTTCTAACTTTTGATGTAGAAGATGAAAATAGAGATGGTGTTATTAGTGCAGAAGAAACTGCAGATCCAGATCAAATCTTTGAAGAGTCTCCATTACAACTATTCGATTACTTCCCGACAGTAAAACTAGACTCCAAGGTTGATATTGAAGTTGAAACTATCACTAAATTTGAGGATGCCTCAATCACAGGATTTGTTGTTGAAAATTCTGGTATTAACTATCAGGTAGATGACAGACTAATCTTTGATAATACAGATACTGGTGGTGATGGTGCTTCTGCACGAATTTCTAGAATTAAAGGTGAAACAGTTTCTGGGTATACATTTGAAAATGTTAGTGGTGAGAATTTTGGTGTACTAACTACCAATGTCCCACATAATCTACAGATTGATGATTCTGTTTTTGTAGATTATACTCCTATAATGGATAATACAAATAAAACATTTGTAGTCCGTCAATATAAGGGTATTGAAGATATTGTAATTACACAATCTGGTTCTGGATATAATGAAGATATCCCTCCCACTCTTGTTATTGATGGAGATGGTATTTCTGGTGACCTTCAAGCAATTGTTACTAGTGTTGGATCAATTGATACCGTAAATATTCTTAATTCTGGTTCTGGATACACTTCTAATCCTAGAGTTATCATTAGCCATCCTCAGGTATTCAAAAAAGCAGAATATATTGTTTCTAAAATAGAAAACAATGAAAATGTAAAAGTCAATGACATATTTGTAAACGAAAGTAAGGAAATCTTTATCTGTGGTAAAACTTTAGACTCTAGTGGTAATGTTGTTGCATTTGTTTCTAAACTTTCCACAACAGGTGTCAAAGAGTGGGAAAAAACATTAGAACTTACTTCTGGAACTAATTATGCAGAGTTCCAAAAACTCTATGTTGATGGTGATGATATCTGGGTAGTTGGTGTCAACCGACCAAATATCTTGGTTTTGGATGCATATAATCCAGATATCATTTTGGTAAAATATACACAATCTTCTAATGGATTGAGTGCGACTCTTCAGTTCCAAAAAGGATATTCGGGAATCTCTGGTTCTACTAGAGCTGATAATGTCACATGTATCAAAAAATATTCAGATACTCGATATGTAATCGGAGGATATACTAATACTAACTCAGGAAGTCCTTTTGATGCATTTATTGCCTTAATTGACACTGCTGGTAGTTTTGCAATTAAGAGAAAAATTGCTTCTGTAGATGATTCAGAAAAACTTACCGATATTGTTGTAGATGACGGTAATATCTACTTCACTTTAGAAACTTCTAATACAAGCAGCGATAATAATGTTAATGTTGCATTTGGTAAAGCAATTGTAGGAACCAATGCCATTGAGGTTGAATACATTAATGAGTACAGCAATGCTGGATATTCATTCTTAGATAGTAGTCTTGCCATTGATGAATTTAAAGAACTCTATATCACTTCCACACTTAGAGCGAAGAGTGATAATGTCACTAGAGATAGTGTATGGGTTGGTAAAGTTAATACTGCTGGTAGTTTTGTTTGGAATTATAGATACCTTGCTCCAGGTAGGGATGTGAATGCTGTAGGTAAATGTGCCGTTGATATCTTCGGTGATTTAAACATTGCATTCAATAGAGTAGATAATACTACTGGTCTTAAAACTGTAGATACTGTTAAGATTGGATATGATGGTGTAGTTAAAAATCATACAACTAATGAGTTCAATGAAAACAGAATCGAGGGTATTACAGCACATTCTATCGATGTAGATAACTCTGGTGATGTATATGTCTTTGGTCAGACTTCGTGGAACAGAAATGAATTCTTACTTGAGTTTACTGGTGGTGCCACTACAGATACTTTTGGCAACTACACCCCAACGTTTGTTGGTGCTGATGCAACACAATCACTACATTTGGATGGTGGAGTTGCAAAAATTTATGGTAGAGATATTGCAACCCCTGCTAATTGGGAAAATGCATACATTGAATTCCCTAACAACACCTTAGGCAATACACTCAATGAAAACTGGACTTTAGAGTTCATGTTATACCAAGATTCTGCTTCGACTGATACTCATAGTCAAGATCAACAAACTTTAGTTGCTATTGGCGATGCTACCGATGCAACTGGTGGTCTCTGGTTATATTATGATCGTACTGCTGCAGGTCCATCAGGATATTTGGAGTTGGTTGTAACTAACAACACCACATCCATCAATTCTGCTGGAGGTGCTGTACAGTCCACTCTGACTACGATGTTTGCTGATGATACTTGGCAATTTATTGGATTAAAGAAAGAAGGTAATGTATTTACGGTTTATGTAAATGGTATTAGTGTTATTACTGCTACTGTTGCTGATACATCGTTCACATCTAAGAAACTTTATATTGGTAACATTGCTGGCAGGAATGGTACAACTGGAAATTGGAGAAAGGATGAGCAAGGTCAGTATTTTGTAGATAATCTTAAACTGAGAAATCGTGCTATTAATCCTACGGTTCCTTCTGATGTATCTGTTCTACCTACTAATGGTGCATTTGGTTTAAGTTATAGTTGGACTGATACAGCATGGTTCAGCACATACAATAATGTGCATGATTACATTGATTATTCTGGTTGGGGTGTAAAAGTTGATAAAGATGCTGACTCTGCAAGAATTGGCGATCAAGGTATTCAACTAGTTACTCAACTTGGATATGTTCGTACTGCAGTTACTCCTGTAACAGGTAGCACTTTAACTATTGGTAGCACAGGATTTGCTCTAGGTTCTTTAGGTCTTCAATCTTTAGACTTTGATGATGCAACAACTGTAATGACTCAGGATACTGAGACACTAACATACACTAAAGATATTTGGAGTTCTAGAACTGCCACAATTCCTTCTCCTGGATCACAAAAACTGATTATTAGCGCAGTTGTCAAGGATAGGTATTACTTCAAAGTTACTAATACTGTTAAAATTGACAATGTTCAAATTTTGACCGTTAATCAGGCATTTAGATTTACTGTCGGCACAAAATTAGTTTTGAATGACGATAGTGGAAGTTTTGTCAATAGCGGATATATCACAAAAGTTGATACTGATAATAATAAAGTATATTTGGCAGTTAATAACAATTCCTGGACTGATGACTTAAACACAGGTCAACTTTCTACAACTCAATTTAGTGAGCAGTCTACATACGGTATTGTTGGACCAATTCCTCTTGATATCAATCAAATTGATTCATATACATTTGCTCAGGTAGATAACACCACTCCTGGCACCTTCACCATCGATCTTGACAAGTATAACTTAGATGGTACTTATAATGCAGCGGGTGGTCAAAATCTTGATTCCTTTGCTAAGTTCAAACCATATTCTGATGATGATTATGCGGTTAGAATCGATGAAATTTCAGGTTCTTCTACATTCATCGTAGGATCGGTAGTCACTATAAATGGTGGAGATATTAGTTATAATGCAGCATATAGCACAGCGACTATTACTAATCTCACTGGTGTTCTTAAGATTACATTAGTTGCTAATCTAACAAAGATTCTTAGAGTTACTGCTGTAGCAAATAGTGATGAAGTTTATGTCATTACTGACACTAGGCACTATCTAACTCCTGGATCTATGCTGAACGTAGATGGGAATCCATCAGAAACTGTTAATACAGTTGTTTATGATGAATATGATGGTTCTTTCCCTGTAGATACTGTAATCAGTCCTTTAGAATTTACATACAAACTTCCACAGGCAGCAGTTACAAGTCCTGCTAGTAGTTCTGGTAATGTTAGTATCTATGTTAAGTCTCCTGTCCTGAAGATGTATTATGGTCACCAGTATTTGTTTGACCTCAGTCATTCTTCGATGCTTGGTGGTAATTTATCCTTCTCGAAAGATCCTCTTTACAAACTTGAGTATTCATTCAACTCCATCGAAAGAGTTGGAACTCCTGGAGTAACTGGTGAAGGTGCCACTACACCTACCGTTAAGTTCAAAGTTGATGAAGGTATTGTAACAAATATCTCATACTACTTCGATCCTTCTAGGGTTGGTGATAACGATTCACCCATCATTCAAGGTAGTTATCTTGATGTTGTTACCTCTCCATATAAAGGAACATTCCAAGTTAGTGGTGTTGCTGGTGCAACTATTACTAGAGGGGCAGATCAGATTAAATTCCCTCTAATCAATGAACCAGAAGGGAATGCTGATGTTTCTAGAGCGTCATATTCAACTAGTTCCAGAAGGGCAGTTGGTTCGATCGATAGTATTCGTATTGTTAATCCTGGCGGATTCTACACAAGACTTCCTATTGTTGATAGCATTCAATCCACAAGACAGATTGAAAGAGTTAGTATCACTGAACCTGGTACTGAATATGCTGTAGGACAGTATACAGGTGTTGCTATTGCTGGTGATGGCGAAGGTGGTTTCGTTACCATTACAGTTGCCGATGGAACTGATTCTGAGGGTAGTCCAATTCCTGGACAAGTTCAGAGTGTCCTCGTCACATCACCAGGAAAAGGATATACCACAGCAACCGTTGATATCGATTCTGTACCAGGCATTCTTGGCGCTGGTTTGACTGGTTCTGGTGCTGAAGTCACAGTAGTTATTCCCCCATTTGGAACAGCAGCATCTATCTTTACGGTAGGTTCAAGTGTCGGTAAGATTAAAAAACTGAAGAATAATAACTTTGGTTATGATTATCCTCATGACTATACATTACGTCCTGAAATCACATTCCCAATTAATGCACAGTTAACATCTACTAGTATTTTGGATAGTGTTACAATCACTGATCCTGGTTCTGGTTATTCTCAGGCACCTGCAGTTATCATTACTGGTGGTGG